GAGCTGGTCGAATTCCTGTTGGTTGGCTGTCTTTTGCTGCTGGAGTTCTTTTTTTTGTGCCTCTAATCCGTCAAGCGTCAGTTTGTTATTTAATATCAGTTGTCTTTCCCGTTCCCGAAGAAGTTCCTGGTACTGAATCTCCCCGGTGATCAATTGAGCATTAAATTGATGCACCTGGTCTGTGGCCTCTTTTAATTTTCGGGTTACCTGTTTGGCAAGATTTACTATGACGGAAACAACTTTGAAAACTGCGTCAACTATTCCTGTAATAGAGGTGAGCGATTTTAGAAGGTCGCCACTTCCTTTATTTTCATTGAATGTTTTCAGCGCTTTCGCAAGGTCGATAGACCCACTTACTAAATTTGACATCGTTCCCAATGCGTTAGATAGCTCTTCGCTGAATGGCTGTACCGCACTGGCCAGCGTATCAAGATTTCCCTTTATGGTACCCGCTTTGTCTATAAACTCGTCGAGTTCAGCGTTGGAATCGCTGATAGAATTTTCCAGATCTTTCCATTCGTCAATTGCCGCTTTTATGGCATCCTTTGTTTTTTTGTCAAGGTTAGAGCTTTGCAACAATTTTTCAAGCGCCTCAATCTCTTCCTGGATTCTTTGTTTGGTGAACGATACGATATTTTGATGTAAGGCCCGGTACCCTTTTGTTTGGGCGGCAAGGCTTTGTCCTAACGCCTTGAGGTTTTCGTCTTTGGCTTCCTTGATAACCTGAAGCCTGTCCTCCAGCTCCTGACCGTTAAAATCCTTCTTTAATTCAGCAACGTCTTTTTCATACTGCTTTTCGTAGTCCAATCTTTTTTGTGAGAAGGATGCCGTTTCAGTCAATAGTCGCTTTAAGTTTTCAAGTCTTTCCTTGAAAAGATCTTCCTCATTTTTTTTCTGGGCTTCCGACATGGCTTTGGTGATAGCCTCCATCCTGCCCGGGTTGATCAGATTAATATTTTTCTTCGCTTCTGCTTCCAAGAAAGACGTAAACGAGGTGAAGCCCTTGGTTTGCTCGGAGAAAATTTCCTGCGCTTTTTCAAGGCCAATATCCTTTACTGACTGCTGAAAGTCCTCGAATATTTTCTTTTGTGCTTCCAGGTCATTTTTAAATATCTCGGAACCCTGCTTAATCAATGCTGTATTGCCAATCTCCTTATTTCGGGTATCATTTACGGCTGCAAAATCAAGGAGGCCGAATTTCTGAACATTGGTATTGTTCTTACGATTGAATTCATCCGTTTTCCGGTTGAATTCAACGATCTTGTCAATTAGATTATCGTACTTCTCATTGATCTTGTCCAGTTCCGATTGTTCCTTTGTTAATCCTGATTGTTTGGCATCGCGTTGAAGAGCAGCCAACTGCTCCAAAATACTTTTCCGCTCATTGAGAATGGTATTTGTCTCACTCTCCAGTTTATTCGATTCAGCGATTTCATGTTTCGTGGCACCAGCGATTCTCTTTCGCTCATCTTCAAGTGAATTGATCTTTTTTTGATGCTCTTGGAATTCTTTTGAATTGGTGGAAAGTTCCTCCTGGGCTTTTTTTTCAGCGGCTATCTCATCGTCGATAACTTTAAGGGTACGCTTTTTTGCTTCCTGAGTATTGCTTTCGGCTTTTACTTGTGTTTCACCAAGTTCTTTTGACACCTTCATCTGACTCTCAAGATCTTCATTCGTAATTCTTAGTTTAGTCTCAAGACCAATAATTTCACCTTCCAATCCCAAATCGAAATTTTCTCCCTCCCCCTGTTTTTTGTTTAACTCGTCAATCCTTTTTTGCAGCCTTTGTTTTTCGGCAACAAATTTATTTTCGTTTTTAATACTTGTTTTAAGCGTATTTTTGTTAGCTTCTAACGCAAACTGCTTACGCAGAGAATTTAGATAGTTATCTACATTGGCAGCTAAATTCTGATAGGAAATAGTTTTTGCATCGATGCCTTTTACAATTTCTGGATCAATTGCTTTAAGCTGATTATAAATATTTACTCTTTCCTGCTCTGATAAGTTGGCGTTTTTTAAAGCATCTATGTACGGACGAATCTTTGCTTCAGCGTCTGATAACTTATCTCCAATTTTATCCTGAGCATCGGCAAGCAACTCAGATTTTGTTTTTACGTCTGATGCTGTTTTCCCGTATACCAGCAATGCTGTTACCAATGCTGCTACTCCGGTAGCCACAAGCACATACGGATTTTTGAGAAGAGTCTTATTGAGAAGCGCTGAAACCTTTTCGCTGATAAGCATTGCCTGATATCGCAGTGTTTCAGCGACGGTATATCCATTAGCAGCGGCAGTGGCAAATTTTGTGGCGATTGTAGTCGCAAGAACTGCGGCTTTGTAGGTTCCGTACGTGGCAGCCAAAACCTTCAATATATCAAGAACGTCCTGATAATGTTCTACTAAAGAACTAGCAGCGCTGATAGTGTCTGCGAAAACACCTTCACCGCTTTTCCCGATCTCGTTCAGCATCTTGGTCCATGCGTCAGACAGATTGGATAATTGGCCGGTAAGCGTTTTTGACTGTGCATCCATCAATCCTCCAAACTTGGAGCCCTCAGCAGTCATGTTTTTAAAAGCCTGTTCAATTTCTGGGAAACCTACTTTACCTGCAGTGATAAAATCACCTACCTGGTTAACATTCACTTTTAGCACCTTGGCCAATTCTTCATAAATGGGAATACCACGCTGCGCAAACTGCCTTACGTCCTGTGTAAGTGCAACGCCCTGCGTTTTGATCGTTCCGAATAAATAAGCGATATCACCCAACGGCGCACCAATGCCGGCAGAAACATCACCAAGTTCCCTCAAAGTATCAATTACATTATCTGATGAAATTCCAAACGCTAATAGTTGCTTGGTGGCGCCAGCCACTTGATCAAGCTCGAACGGGGTTGTTGCTGCAAATTCAGCTACCTGGTGCATCAGCTTATCGGACTTTTCTTTACTGCCCAACATGGTAGTAAAGGCTACTTCCAATTGCTGGAACTCTCCGCGAACACGAACAATGTCACCAATAAACTGGGATCCTGCCGTGAGAGATAAATAAGATCCAATGGCTACGGAAGCACTTCGGGCAAATCCTTCAATGGCGTCAGATTGCTCCCTTGCTGTTTGGGTAATTCCCTGCAAGCTGGCCTCCATTCGATTTAGTTGCGCCTGGAATTGCTGCATATTAATAACCGCATCGAACTCCAGAGCCCCGCCTTTTACGTTGACATTACCCATTTAATAAGTTTTTAATAAATATTTTAACTTTCAGCCCTTAATTTGGATAGCTTATGAAAAAATTGATAGCACTATCGACCCTCTGTTTATTTGCTTGCGACAACAAGCCTGTCTCTTCTGAATACCTTAAAAAAGTAAAAGAGGATTCGGCAATACAGGCAAGGGAATCTGAGATTTACACCAACATCGCTACACAAAGGATTAATTCCCTACAATTGGCTCCGGTAAAAATCACCTCTTCGGATGTGTATTCAAATGATTCGAGAAGATGGATCACAATTGAAGTTGTCAACGGCTCCAACACTCCTGTCGATGGCCTCAGAATCGGAGTTTATTATTACAATAACTTCAACGAATTATTGAATACCGCCCCTACAACGCTTGAAACACAAGAAAGGCTTAATCCGAACCAAAAGACCAAGCTGACATTCGATATAAACACTGATGGGGTCACGAAGGCCAAGCTCTATATCGAAGAAATCCATTTCACAAACGATAGTACCTGGAATTTCAAAAACTATGTCAAATAACTATTTAAAAACATCTCCTACGATATCCCTGATTCCTCCAACCTCTTTAACCTTCACTTCTTCTTTCTCTTTTTTGGTTTCATAGACCGGTATGGTGGCCAGCAGCATGTTCATGTTGGCAAAGGACAATTCCCACAGGACATAGTCCATACTCCATCCGGAATAATATTTTATTACTCCTCCGATGATGTGCCAGGGGCTATCTGACTCCCCCGAGTCTGCGGATTCATCTCCAGTAGGTTTAGGCCTCTTATGAAGATTATAGAACTCATAAAAGATTTTACGTCCATGGCTTTCAGAACTTCCACCAAAACCCCCATGATCGATTGGGGTGTGAACTGCTCTGAGATCATGTTAACAAGGCTTTCTGGTGGTTCTGTTTTTTTATTATGGATGGCCAAGGCTATCACCCGGCAAAGCGTTTTTGAATGCTTTTGTATTGCCTGAAGATTTGCGTCAATCAAATTACCATGGCTATAAATCTCTTTTTCGATAGGTAATAACAATTCCGACATCCTCAGCAGCGTTCCCATTTTTACGGGTCGAAGTGTCAGCACTTTTTCTTTCGGGTAAAACTTAGGAAGCAGCTTTTGCAATTTTCCATGCAGCCAGCTTTGCGGATCAACTTCAACCGTTATTTCAACCGGCTTTTGCGTGATCACATTGCTGACCTTTTGCAGCGTTTCTAATGGGTCAATTTTCAGTTCATCCATATTTTCCTTATTAAAAAAGCCTCAAGCCTGTGACGGCCTAAGGCTTTAAGTTTATTCGTAAGATTTAAGATTAGTTTGCGTAATCGACAGCGATCCTTGGAACCGTTGTATCTGCCGGCTGAAGAACCGAGATAACCAGATCAATTTGCCCTAACTTATCTTTTGTGAATGCGAAATTGAATTTACCAGAAACACCACCACGTGCGATTTCGAAAAACGTTCCGCTCTTGTCAGTGATCTTACAAGACAGCTCAATATCTGGGAATTGAGCTGGAGCCTCCCACCTGGAACGGGTAAGGCTGCTGTTTGACAATGTTGCCACGGGAATAGAAAATCCAGATCCTGTTCCACCAATGTTGGCAGCTGCTGCACTTAAAGAATCAGAAACAGTATAACCTTCACCACCATCAACAATGGTAACTGCAGTTACAGCGCCTCCTGAAACAGTGATGTTCGCTTTCGCACCTGTGCCGGTACCACCGGTTAATGCAACGTTGCTATAGGTACCGTTGGTGTACAGGGTACCACCAGTAATAGAACCTAAAGTGGCAACTGATTTATAAAGCTTCAGCGTACCGCCAAAGAATTTATACATGGTCCTTGGGGATACATTGTAAGTGGACACGTTAAATGTGATCTTACCTGCAGTGGTCACAATGGTTTTAATGGCTGAATCAGATTCTTCGATTTCGATATCGGTAGTCTGATTGTCTTCCGTAGTAAGAACCGCTGTTCCTTTTGCGGTATCTCCAATCTGCTCGAAATTAGTTCCCAAGGCATCATTTGCACCCTTAGGACTCAATTCAAACTTCTGAAGACCAAACTGATATTTTTGTGCTGCCATTTTGCTTTTAGTTTAAAATATTTATTGAATAAAAATCAAGTCGAATGTTGATGTAATCACTCTGCCCTCCCTCATCTTCGAAAATATTCTGCTGTTGAAAATCGAAATTGTAACCAGGAAACCACTGATCTGTTACCAGGTCAATTGCTGCCTTTGCTAACACGTTCAGTCTATCGTAATCGGCAATCAATTGCTGTACGCCATCGATCTTCTGTTGCTTTCTTGGAACGTGGATATTTATATTCGGAACACAGCCCTGGAGCTGCAGATTATTTACAGCCGGGCAGTTAATAACCACATCTTCTTTAATACTACCTGTTGGCCGTTCCCGTTTACAAATACTTCCAGTAAGCGATTGAGAACCTTTGAAAGAGCTATCGTTGAAATGTTTCCAGAGAATATCCTCAATGTCGAGTGTTGTTTTCATGCACTTATTTTTGACGATATCTCTTTAATTGCTATCCTCAAATCATTTTCCGCTATAAGGCTGCTGGCTGTCAATACATCTTTACCTCTCGACTCAACAGCTGCAGCATACTCCATTCCTGCTACCACTATTAAAACAAAGCCTCTTGAAAATTCTTCCTTGGCTTCGTTGATCGCATCTTTTGCCCTCTGCTTCCCCACGTTTTTACTTCCCGGAAAGCTTTGAGATAACTGAACTCCATTTTCCAAAATCACATAACCAATACTACTTCTTAGGTTTCCGGTCCTGTCTTTATAGTTTCCATTTTCCCTGGCGTTCTTGATAAATGTTTCTCCGATTCTTTTTAATCGAAGGATTATGGCTTGTCTGATTGCTTCCTTTTTACTATTTAACATTGCCTGGATATCAGACTTATTAAACTTTGGTTCGAAGCGAATCATATCCACACCCTCACATTTTTCTGCCCTCTTGAAAACTGTAAAACATTTCCTTTCGCAACATTTCGCATACCATCCAGAACGATTACACTTGCTCCTAGTTCAACGTCTGGCGTTGATAATGGAGCGTAAATGATTCCAGAGTACACAAGCTGCTTTCCATCAGCCGCCGTTAGGAAAAGGCTTTTGGTGTTCGTCTCAAACCTTGCCTTAAAACTGGATGATGATGGACTGCCCGCTTGAAAATTTCCGTTACTATCCTGGGTACTGTCTGCTACTGTCGAAATTGTAACGGTATGCGGGTATTGTGTCACCATCGGTTTGAAGCGTTTCTAACTATCGGCGTTCTCGGATTTGTAAGGCCTTCTTTTTGATAGAGGCGATCCAGTCTTTTTTCAATGGCACCACGATCAAAAGACTCAGAAAAACCACCCTCTGAAACATCGGGCCTTGAAAGGAGTCCTTCCAAAACGTCAATTGCAGCTTTATTAATTAAAGAACTGTTAGCAGTCGTATAGTTCTCCGAATCAGATGCATCTTGATCCAGCAAAGCCTTCACAAGAGTATTATCATCAACCGATACCTGGACAACTGCTATTAAAGCCTCTTTGTTTGTCATTATGACAAAGAACTTTTATTGATTAGTGGACAGCCACCAAAATGTAAATCTGATTGATTGCTTCGAAGGCTGGGCATGCGTTCAACTCACCGATGGTAAATTCACCGAACGGATTTGTTTGCGCATACTTGCTGATCAAAGCATTGTTGAACTTCGCATAAGTAACATGTTCAACCGGACGCATCTCTTCCATTGCAAGAGCATTCTTCACAGTTCCGAGCTTGCCAGCAGGAACAAATGTTACGTTCTCTGTTTTGAAAGGATTGGTTGCGGTCTGGTTAACGCCATCTTTTTCAACTGCAACATATTCGTCCACCAATTCGATAACTGGGAACTTATTTGCCTGCATGAAAATGTTCACGTTATCCAAAGTCACCAGGATGTTACCTGATTGTTTGAAACCAAGGAAGTTTGAAAGCAAGCTTTTAACCTCTGTGATCTTTTGGAAATTAATGAACTGAGATGGAGTCATCAGCATTTTCGAGTAAGCAATACCCTTACCGCGACCTGCGTTAACGATTGCAGGAATGTCAACGGATAAAGGTGTAGCTGAAGCGCTGTCCCATGATACTGCGCTGTTCCCAGTGCAATCGGAAGGAAGCAACAAATCCAGATCAGGTAGAACCAATCCGTCAGGATTGGTAGTTGATGAAATGCTAATCTTTCCTGTGGATATTGCCTGCAAAGCCATGTAATCGATACGCTTCATAAGGCCGTTACCCACGGCTTTAATATCATTGAAAAGAAAGTCCAGCAACTGTTGTTTTTTGG